TCTTGTTTGGGATAAATTCCAAGAGTTCATGGGAGAAGTCAATCGTTCCGGTGAAATTACTACTTACGAGATCCCTCACCGTACAGTGGTTACTGCATATGAAGCAAATTCTCTTGAAGATTATTTTGGACTTCCGACTAAGGTTGCTGGTTATTCTCACAGTATCTTGCCGCTCCGTGCGTACGCTTTGATTTATAATGATTGGTTTAGGTCAGATTATTTGCAAGACCCCATTGGCATTGAATTTGGTGATTACAACGAGGATAGTACTAATAATTATGACGACAAGTACGTCCTTATGCGCCGTGGCAAACGTTTTGACTACTATACGTCCTGTCTGCCATTCCCCCAGGCTGGTCCCGGTGTAGAGATTTCTCTTGGTGGTAATGCTCCTGTTTATGCTAATGATGGTAGAAATGTTTCTGGTATTCCTGCTAATTCTATAAGTGATGTAGCTACTGCAGGACGTCTTCTCTATCGTGAAACTGACGGTAACTGGCCTCATGAAATTTATACTACTAATGGTACAAACGCTTCTGTTTATGCAGGCAACACTTTTGTCTATGCTGACTTAAAGAATATTTATGGTGTTACGATTAATACTTTGCGTGAGGCTTTTGCTATGCAGCAATTCCTTGAACGTCTGGCCATTGGTGGTAACCGTTATACCGAAATTATTTATTCTATGTTCGGTGTAAAATCACCTGATGCTCGGCTTCAACGTCCTGAATTTCTCGGTCATGGCCAGGCTCGTATTAATATTAATCCTGTCGAACAGACTGCTCAATCTTCTGAGACAAGTCCGCAAGGTAACCTTGCCGCTTATGCTGTTTTCAGAAACGAACATCATGCGTTCAGTTATTCCGCTACTGAGCATATGATTATTCTGGGCCTGCTGTCTATCCGTGCCGACTTGACTTATCAGCAGCCATTGTGGAAACAGTGGAGTTATAAAACTCGTGAAGAACTTTACTGGCCGCAATTTAGTCATTTGGGTGAACAGGCTGTTTATACCCGTGAGATTGATTGCCGTGGTGCTGCAACGGATTCTGTTGTATTTGGTTATCAGGAGCGTTATGGTGAGTGTCGTTACTATCCGTCCTTGATTACTGGCTTATTTAAGTCAAATACTGATAGTGGTTTAGATCGTTGGCATTTGTCGCAGGATTTTGAAGTTGCCCCTGTTTTGAACAGTGACTTTATAGTTGATAACCCGCCTGTTTCTCGTGTGGTTGCTGTTCCTTCTGAACCGCATTTCTATATTGATATCTATATGGATTTGCAGTGCATTCGTCCTATGCCTATTTACAGTACGCCTGGCTTGACAAGGATGTGATAATATGAGCTTTCTCGGAGATATTGCTGGCGACCTTGTCGGTGGCGCTCTTGGTTTCTTGGGTCAAAGCAGTGCGAACTCTGCTAACGCTGCCGCCTCCGAAGCTGATAGAGATTTCCAACGTGAGGTTCTACAAAACCGCCACCAGTGGGAAGCTGATGATTACGAAAAAGCAGGTTTTAATCGTATTCTTTCGGTTACTTCTTCTTCTGGTGGTACTGGTTCTAATGCTTCTATCGCTGCCCAAAATGCTCTCGACCCTCTTGCTAGTGGCATATCTTCTGCTGTTCAGACTAGACTTAGAAGTAAGGAACTTGATGAACAAATAAACCAGATGCGTAGTCAGACTGCTAAAAATTATGCTGATGCAGATAAGGCGGATGCTGATTACGACCTCGCTAAATCCCAGTCTAAGTATTATGAAACTTTAGAGAATTATCAGGACACGCAATCTATGATAGCTGAATTAATGCTTCCATGGCAGGTCGAGCAAATGAAGCAGAATATTGTTAATTCTGCTAAAGTTTCTGATGCTCAGGTGATTGAACTTCTTGCTGGTGCCGGCGCTCATAGTGCTGCGGCTGATGAAGCTCGTGAGCGTACTCGTGGCTATCGCCGTGATAATGATGCTTTGGCTAAGGTAGGCGATGTTGGTAAATTTTTTAATGATGTTGGTGAAGCTTCCCTTGGTAAACGGGGTACTTCTTATGTCCGTGGATTCCTGAGTGGTCTGCCCTCCTTTGATTGGAGTCCTCAGAAAGAGTTTGATAAATATCGCAAGCTTTACACTGGCCGTTAAATTGTTTTAAATTTGTCTACAATTTTTCTGTATTTCTGTGTTATACTCTTTTACAGAAACGAGGTGAAACTTATGTGTCAAAATCCTTTAACTGCTTGGAGAGTACCGCCCAAAACTAATTCTTTTGGTTATGCTCCTCAGGTAACTTTCGGTAAAATTAAAGGTCAGCTCATACGTTCACCTCGTTCTATTACTTTCCGTCGTTCAGAAGGTATTACCGGTTCTGAAATGAAAATTCCTTGTGGTAAATGTCCTGAATGTCGTGCTGCTTTGCGCCGTGATTGGTCGCATAGAATAATGCAGGAGGCTTCTTGTTTTGATAAAGTTTCTTTTCTTACTCTTACTTACAACAATGATAATCTACCCCTTTCTGATTCTGGTATTCCGACTTTGCGCAAAGAACATGTACAGTTATTTCTTAAGCGTTTACGCAAAGCTCTTGGTCTTAGAAATACTCTTATTCGGTTTTATTGTGTTGGTGAATACGGTAGTAGATATTCTCGCCCTCACTATCATTTAATTATTTTTGGAGAGGACTTCAGTTATGATAGGAAAATTATTCGCAAGAACGGACGTTTTTATGATTATTTGTCTGATACTATTTCTCGTCTGTGGCCTTTTGGATTTCATACCGTTAATGATTTTTCTAGTGCTACCGCTCGCTACATTTCTGGTTATGTTACTAAAAAACTTGTTGATTCGGAGCTTCCCGAAGGCATTGCTCCTAGCTTTCATACTATGTCTTTGCGGCGTGGTATTGGCTATACTTGGTTTGAAAGAAATTGGCGTAATGTTTTTTCTCCTTCCTCTGTGCGTATGGTTATCTCTTCAGATCTCACTCATCATTATACTGCTAGGGTGCCTCTTACTTATTGGAACTGGCTTAAATCTATAGATGAAGTGCTATATAAAGCTTGCAAGTTATATTGCTATCGTATGGCTACTTCTATTCCCGAACGGTCTTTAACTGAAGCTGTTCGTTGTAATAGAGTATTACAAAATCAAATAAGAAAGGAGTGTCGTCCATTTGAAACTGCCAGACCGCGTACCTCTTGATGTTACCGTATTTCCTTTCGGCGACATGAAATCGGCTCAGATGTACCGTGAAAGTCGTTGCATGAGTGATAGAGATAGTACTATCATTTCTGCTTTTGGCTGTTATTTTTTATGTACATGGGCCATAAGGTATTAGTATGAATTTTGTGTTTATTCTTTCCTTACTTTTTCCCAGTTTGCAGTTTGAACGTATTGATTCCTCGGAATATGTCCGTGTGTCTTTTGTTGTACATAATTTTCGTTTGTACTTGGATATACCTGCCGGACTTGCTCACGAACGTGTTGAGCTTAACGAGCGTAACGTATCTGTCGTGCTGGATAGGCTTGTCGCCTGCCTTCGTGCGTGTTCTAGCCCAGGCATCGCCCCCCTTGTCAGATTATTTTTTGGTAAGTAAATATTATTTAAGGAGTTGATTTTTATGTCTAAAAGTTTGTTATTCGGTGTTTATGATAAGGTTGCCCAAAAATATATTGGTCTTGAAGTAAGTGATAGCGAAGCTCTTTGTAAACGTTCTTTTTACAATCGTGTCCGTATGTCTCCGCAATCTCCTCTTGCTACCTATCCTAATGATTTTTCGCTTATGCTTCTTGGAGAGCTTGACGATTCTACTGGTCGTGTAGATTCTTACGAAGTCCCTGTTACGGTATGTGCTAGTGCTATCCCTCCTGAAGTATTTTCGGCTGCTGCTGAAGCTGTAGCAGAGGACGCTCGAACTCGCTCTAACTAATTATTGCTTTTCCCCCTCTATTGCCTTATAATTGGCTTTAGAGGGATTTTTTTTTGAAAGGAGATGTTTTTTATGAATAAGTGGTTTACTGCCCTCGTTACTGCTATTGCTGCTGCTTGTAGCTATCTTCTCGGCATCAATAACCCCCTATAAGAAAGGAGATTTTTAATTATGGCTCAACGTAAAAAAGTTTCTCGTAAAGGTTCTCGTCGATTGTTTACTGCTGTCGGCAACCGTACCCAGTCTATCAATTTGCAGCAACCCCCGCATAGAGGAGGTTGGAGATTATGAACAATGTTTTATCTCGTTTTAGTTCCTCTACTCGTTGTTATGCTACTAATAATGGCGTCGTTCTTACTGTGCAAGATGAATCTGTTGTAAACCAATGTGATATTAATAAGCTCTGTGATAACTATATTCGTACTGGCGAATATTATCCCGGACTACTTGCGCGTAAGCTTCGCCGTCCTGTTTTTGGTGAGTTTGACCCGTCTAATCAGTCCCTTAGTAACGTTTTGATGGCCCAAAGACGTGCTTTAGAAAGTTTTGATTTGCTTTCTCCTGAAATACGTGAACGTTTTAATAATGACCCACGTAAGTTTTTTGAATTTGTAACGGATGTGAATAACCAAGATGAAATTATTAAAATGGGTCTTGCCGTTGATAAACGTCCTGTTGAAACTATTCAGAAGGTAGAAATTGTCAACCCCGATTCAGCGAAGGGGTCGGAGTGAATTTTGTGAACGGAGCCTAGCTTTACTACTTGTTCATATATATGCTAGGTGACACCCCCCGCATGGAGCCTACGTTTTCAGCTATTCCATGCGGGTAAAATAAAAAAAAAGGATGTGATTTTTTTGAAATCAAATATGATACATCGCTTTAGTAATGTACCGGAAGCTAATATTCAGCGTAGCCGTATCAATCGTAGCTTTACTTATAAAACTACTTGTTCCGAGGGATATCTTATTCCCTTTTACAATGATATCATGTATCCTGGTGATACCTTTATCGGTCGTGCGACTATCTTTGGTCGTATGGCAACGCCTGTGTTTCCTATCATGGATAATCTTTTTGTAGATACTTTTTACTTTGGTGTTCCATGGCGTCTTGTTTGGGATAAATTCCAAGAGTTCATGGGAGAAGTCAATCGTTCCGGTGAAATTACTACTTACGAGATCCCTCACCGTACAGTGGTTACTGCATATGAAGCAAATTCTCTTGAAGATTATTTTGGACTTCCGACTAA